AACTCAAGAAGGAACTTGAGAAGATAGAGTGGAATCTTGAATATGGTTCTGTTAAGATACAGATACGCAATGGCAAGCCGACTCTCATAACTATAGAGAGGACGGTTAAGCTGGACTAAAAAGGAGGAATAAAAATGCCAGAAGTAAAAGTAACGGAAGGACGATTGGCGGTAGCTTTCACGGAATGGGATAGACGTTTCAGGGAAGAGCCTGAGAGATTTCAAAGTGAAGCAGTGCGTTTGTTGAAAGAGACACCAAAGACATACGGTGATGCTTGTGCTCCCTATTTGTTAAAATTGTTAGGGGAGGTAGAAAATTAGATTAAAAGGCTTCAGAGGCGAGTATCGGAATTAGAAAAGGAGCTTGCCTTAACGAGATAGCTAATCACTAACTAAATAAGAATCGGCTGAATCGAGGAACGATAGGCAGAAATGTTTATCGTTCCTCTTTTTTGTTGTTTAAAAGGCTTGCGGTTTCTTTTTTTATTTCAAGGAGGTTTCTATGCCATATCCAACATTAGCTGACCTACCAGATGCCGTGCAGAAGATGCCCAAGCACGCTCAGGAAATCTATCAATCAGCCTTTAATTCAGCATTTGAGCAATATAAAGACAGGGGCAAGCAAAGGGAAGCCCTATCTCACGCTACTGCGTGGGCTGCGGTTGAAAAGAAATATGAGAAGAAAAATGGCAGGTGGGTAGCCAAAGAAACTAAAGCCAAGGAGGCGATTATGCCAAATAAGCTGAGTGATGAAAACAAGCGACAACTACTACAGGCAGGTCTAACTACTGAATATGGGCTTGATGTGGACAATACCATTCCAAGGGGCGTATGGGTTGAGGATGTTTATGAGAACGAAGTAATTTACAACGTCAATAATCAATCCTACAAGACAAGTTATAAACTAGAGGATGGCAAGCCTGTGTTCGGTGAGCCTGAAAAGGTATTGCGCCAGACAATCTACAAGCCTATGGAATCTTTAAGGACTACATACTCAGAGATTATACAGGAAGTAGGCAGACGTAATGCTAATCTGGATTCAGCCCGGTTAAAGAAGATTATGGCACTATGCCAGGAACTCCTATCATCTGAGGAGCCAGAAGAAGAGAAGACAAAAGAAGCCTTAAAAGAGGCTAAGTCTGTCTTAACCCTGATAAAAGAGCAGGCAGTGATGAAGACTGAAGATGGATTGAAGTTCCCTGCTGCTGCCTTTGCTTATGTCCCTGACCCAGAGAAGTCCACAACTTGGAAACTCAGATTGTGGGAAGACCCTGAGAAGAAAGTCACTAGGGCACAGTTAGGACGTGCCGCTGCGGCTTTGAGTCCCGGTGGATTCAGGGGCCAAAAGGTGGCTATACCCTCTGCTGATATGCCGGCTGTTAAAAGGAAGATACGGGGTGAATATAGGAAATTGGATGTGGAGGACGAGGATATTCCCAGATGGGTAAAGGAAGTCGAGACAAGAGAAGAGGTATTAGACTACATATCCCTTACCGAGACCACATTCGATAAGGGTAGAGCCACTGTAATTATCATTAAGGCTGGTTTCAATGCCACTAAAGATAGATATTACCCTGCTGAAGTCTTAAAGCGGGATTATGGCATCTTCGAGGGACTCAAGATGTATGCTGATCACCCAACGGAAACGGAGGAGAAAGAACGCCCTGAAAGGTCGATAAGGGAATGGGTTGCCACACTAAAGGATGTAACATGTGACGAAAGCGGCACTATCACCGGGGTTGCTGAAATCATCGAGCCTTGGTTGATGCAGAAGTTAGCCTCATTGCGAGATAAAGAGATGCTGTCGGAGATGGGCATTTCAATCAATGCGGTGGGTAGCGCTTCTAAAGCTACCATTGATGGAGTTGAGACGCTTGCGATTGAAAAGTTGGAGCGGGCTAATTCGGTTGATTTCGTAACCGAGCCTGGGGCTGGTGGACAAGTCACATTATACGAATCTGACCGGCAAAGGAATGTTGACTTGGTGGAATTGGCGACCCTAAAGGAGAGACGCCCTGATTTGGTTAAGGCTATTGAGACCAATGTCAGGTCAGAAATAACCAAGGAGGTCAAGAAACACATGGAAGACACAGAGAGAATCACAGAACTGGAGGGTCAGATTACTACTCTGACCAAAGAGCGTGACGACCTCAAGGAAGCTGCTGAAAAGGCGGAGAAGGATAAGGCGAAGGCTGAAGCACAAGCCACTATTAAAGAGGCTGTAGATAAGGCTGAGCTACCCGACGCTGCCAAAGAACGTCTTGTTGAGAGGTTCAAGGACGCTGAGTCTGCCGCCGGGATAGAGGAAGCGATACAGTCCGAGGTGGATTATATCGCCAAACTGGCAGAAAGCGGAAAAGTGAAGGGCTTGGGTGCTTCCCAAGCTAACAGTGAGAAGGACAAGGAAGCCCTTAAAGAGTCCTTCAAGAGGATGCATCCCGAATGGACGGAGGCTCAAATTGAGACCGCCGTCACCGGGCGCTAGGAAAGTAAAAATAACTAGGAGGTAACATAAAATGAGTCCAGCTTTTGGAGTATATCCAGTAGCAGATGCTCTAGCTATTGGAGACGAAATCTCTTCTACCTATGAAGGTAGACACTTGACATTCTTGGCAAGTGAAATTAACCATGGCAATGTTCTCGCTGTGGTTACCAAAGGTTATCCCGTTATTGTTGGTGAAAGGATAGTGGGTGTAGCCTTAAAGACTGAAGTATTAGGGACTGATCTAATTGCAGTTGACACCGAAGGCATATACATCGTTGATGTCTCTGCGGCTGATATTAATGGGGGTATTGCAGTAGCTGGTGGTGATGCTCTGTTCATCAATACGACCACTTGCGTTGTGAGCAAAACCAAGTATTCTCCTGGCTACATACCCTTCGGCTATGCCTTGGGTATCATTACTACACCAGGCAATGTAGAGCGGATAGCTGTCAAAGTTCACCATGATGAATCCGAGGTAACCGTGATAGGAGGAGTTACCTACTTCGGCGCTATGAATATTGGTGGCCCTATTACTGCTGGTTCTTCGCTAGGTGTGGCTGGCCCAACAACATTAAACGGCGCTGTCGTTTGTGTTGGTTCACTAGCCATAGGCGGCCCTACTACCTTGCACCAGGTTGTAAATGCCCTTCAATTACCAGCGGCCGACCCGGCTGTGGCAGGGGAACTATGGTGTAATGCTGGAGTGGTAACACGCTCAGCAGGCTAAAGCTAAATAAAAAGGAGTAAAGAGATGATTACGAGAGAGATACTGGAGGCGCAACTGGGGCAATACCAACAAAGGCAAGCTCAGGCCATAAACGCCTTTGAAAAAGCAAAGGCTGAGGTTAGCGCTTTTAATGGCGCTATTGAGGCTGTAAACAATATGCTGAGAATCTTGGGCGAATTGGAAGAGGCTAAAGCTAAATCTCAAAAATCATCTGAGGCGGAAGAGGTGGAAACTAAAAAATAAACACAGGAGGAAACTCTAATGGAACTTATGAAACTAATGGAGGATTGGAATGGATATATCGCCCTTAACGATGTAAATCGTGGGGAAGGATATGAGCTAAGACTGAAGGAGACTATTGACCTGCTTTCAAATGCCAAAAACCTTCCAGCCCATAAACACGAATATCTGCTCAGGGAAGCACTGACCACATCTGACTTCCCACTACTGTTCGGTGATGTCCTTGATAGGCAGGTCTTGGCTTCTTATAAGGCTTATCCTGCAGTCTGGAAGGCATTTACCAAGATGTCTACTGTCCCAGACTTCAGAACAGCTCGCAGGTTTGCCATTTCTGGTGGCGACCAAGTTCTTGCCTTAGTAGCAGAAAAGGGCGAATATCTGGCAAGCGATAGAGCAGAAACCCAGTACTACTTCAACATCAATAAGTATGGGCGTCAGTTTGACATTTCTTGGGAGTCGATAATCAACGATGATTTGGATGCTCTTAAGGATACGCCAGAACGCTTTGCGAAAGCTGCAATAAGGACTGAACATCGAGTAGTTGATGCTCTATGGGTTCACAATGTAGTCTTAGCCACAGCAGGTCGGGGCAACCTGACTGCTGCACTTCTAACCATTGCTAACTTAGAGACAGCGCTAGAGTGGTTTGGGGCTAGAACTGATGTTGGGGGTGAAGCAATACCAGTTAGGGCGAAATATCTTGTCGTACCCCCGTCTTTGGAACTGACAGCTCGCCAAATCCTAACTTCCGCAACCAAGATGTGGATAGAGACTGCTGGTGCCTTGGCAGCCACGCCTTATCCTATGACCAATGTCGTGTCAAACTATGGGTTAGAACTGATAGTTGACCCATACATCGACATACTGGATGCCACAACCGCTGGTACGAATGGTTGGTATCTGTTTGCCGACCCGAAGGAACTTGCGGTTGTGGAAGCTGCTCATCTTAGAGGGCATGAGAGACCGGAGATATGCATGAAGGCAAGCGACAAGGTAACTGTTGGTGGTGGAGCAATCGGTCCGATGAGTGGTGACTTTGCTACTGATAACATCTTCTATCGAGTGAGGCTTTGCTTCGGTGGGGTTACGCTTGATTGGAGAGGCTTCTACTTCGGAGGTCACACAGGGTAGTCTACTAAACTAGAATTTGCTAGTCGGGGTGAGGGGTTTT